TGGTTCCGGCATGGATACGTTCATCCCACGGCAGACCGTTGCTGTCGAGTTCGGTCTCGGTCGGTGCAGCGGGTACGATGGTTTCGGTGCCGACCACAGTGACAGGCTCTGTGGTTTGGTTTTCGATAATGACAGCAATTCCTTCTATCGCATCCAGACGAGCATTCAATTTTTCCAGACGTTCCATCAGTTGTTCGAGCAAGCCCATAATTTAAGTCCTCTGTTTCTGTTCGTTGTTTCTGTTCGGGGTTAGTGTCGGTTGACGTGGGTAAAGGTAATAGTTATCGCTGGTGAAGTAAAGACCTTTTAAAATTATTTTTCCGTGCTAAGATGGCTCTATGTGAACCAGAGGGTAAGAATGTGGCATTAACTAACCAACAAAAAGACCGACTCCGTAAACGCCAGGAATGGCTGGGACGGAGTATGGCCGAGAAGACCCTGTTCGCCAGTGTTTATGGTGGTGACAGTAAAGTCCAATCCTACAGTCACGCCGGTAAACTTAAATCGGTCACCTTCGACCAGGCCAAAGCCGTCGAGCGGGCTGTGTTAAAATGGCGGGTATCCTGTTATGCCCTGTGCCGGGACACCACCGGTCGGGACTATCTGAAGTCGATGTGTATCAATCTGAAGGAACCCGTCCGGCAAGACTGGATAAACCAGGCACTCAGCCGGGCTCACTTCGATTTTATGATGACCGAATGCAATATGAACCATGTGCTGACGCTGAGCTGGTTGGCTACGACTGGACCTGAGCCGACTGATGAGGTAGCGATGAAGATTTTCAGTCCAGCGTTCAACCAATTCGACCCGGTGACCGTCGAGAGTCACGGTGTGTTTAAAACCAATCCGAGGGGGTGACTTATGAAACATATCCCAGCTTTCCCTAGCACTAGCCCGATTAATGCTTGGGACACTACAACGGAAGGCATGAGTCTTCGTGATTATTTTGCTGCGAAGGCCATGCAGGCGATGGTCGGAACTACCACTTATGAAACAGGTGGATGGCCAGCTGATGACCTTGCAAAACAGAGTTATGATATGGCTGACGCAATGCTCTTGGCACGGGAGAAATTTCCTGAATGATAACCCTCAGACCCCACCAGGTCGGCGCTATCGCAGACGTAGACAAACACCTCAGTCCAGCAGTCAGACGCATTCTCTGTGTGCTCCCCACAGGTGCTGGCAAGTGTCATGGTAAGGACACACCCGTGCTCATGTACGATGGTTCAGTAAAGATGATCCAAGACGTTTCTGTGGGTGACCAGTTGATGGGTCCAGACAGTAAACCACGGAACGTACTAAAAACCACGACAGGTTACGGTAAACTGTACAAAGTAAACCCAGTAAAGGGTGATTCTTATGTAGTGAATCAAAACCACATTCTGAGCCTTAAGCAAACCGGGTTAAAATCTAACCCCATGTACCCGTGTCAAAAAGGGAAAGGCAATGTTGTAAATATTCCGGTAGAACAATACATCGGGTCTTCGAAGACATTCAAACATACACATAAGGGTTGGAGGACAGGTGTCGATTGGGACGATACTATGGTGGATGATTCGGTTCTGCCTCCTTATCTTCTCGGCGTATGGTTAGGTGACGGCACTACAACAAGACCTGATATCACAACTGCTGACCCAGAGATCGAAAATTACATCAGGAATTACTGTAACCAGACAGGCCAGGGTCTTCGTGTATCTGTGAAACCTAATAACAAGGCGTCCGCTTATCATATCACAGGTAAGAAGACACTGAACGAACTCAGGTCTGTAGGTGTGCTTGGTTCCAAACACATACCTGATGTTTATAAAATAAGCAGTCGTAAACAACGAATGGAGTTACTAGCTGGTATTTTGGATAGTGACGGGTATCTGACTCATAGTAATTATGACGTTGTGTTCAAGGTGAAAAAATTAGCCGAAGACACTGTGTTTCTTGCCAGGTCACTTGGTTTTGCGGCGTACTTAACTCCTTGTGTCAAGGTATGTTGTAACAACGGAGTTAAGGGTAATTATTTTAGGATTAGTATTTCAGGTGATGTAAGTCTGATCCCAACCAAGGTAGCGAGACACCAAGCTTCACCGAGAAAACAGGTGAAGTCAGTACTTGTTACAGGAATCACAGTGGAAGACCACGGGTATGGTGACTATTACGGTGTCACTATTGACTCAGACCACTTGTATCTTTTGGGTGATTTCACAGTAACTCACAACTCACTTACACTGGCTGAGTATGCCCGCCGTGCTCACCGGCTGGGTCAGGTCTGTGTTATCTTCGCCCACCGTGATGTGCTGATATCCCAGCTATCCGAGGCATTGTGCAAGACCGGTGTGCCCCACACGTTTATCTGCTCGGATAAAGCCCGGCGCGACATCACTAACAACAACCTGGAGCAGTTCGGCGACTCGTACTGGGAAGAGACTTCAACCGTGGTTGTTAGCTCGATACCCACGTTTAATGCTCGATTAAAAGGAGGTAAGCTAAGCCCTCAGTTTTTAGAGTCGGTGGACTGGTGGCTATGTGATGAGTGTCATCATTGTATAGATGGGAACCAGTGGCATAACAGTCTGGCTGCGATGACTCGCGCACGAGGGATAGGGTTTACTGCCACACCACTCAGGGGTGACAAGAAAGGGCTTGGTTCACATGCTGACGGGCTGTTCGACCACCTCAGTGTGACAGTGAACATGTTCGATCTGATACGCACGGGGATGCTGTCACCTTACAAAATTTACTCCCATGGGCAGATTGACATCAAGGGTATCAGCCGGGACAAGAACGGTGAGCTGAACAGCAAACAGCTCAGGATACGGACCAAGGAAGCCGACATTACCGGCGATGCCGTCAAGCACTATATGACCCATCTCAACGGTAAACCTGTCATCACGTTCTGCATCAACATCGAACACGCCAAAGAGGTCGCCAGTGCATTCAATGATGCCGGGGTGCCCAGTGTAGCCGTCAGCTCGAAACAGCCCATGGCAGAGCGACAGGCCGCTATGAAAGCGATGGCTGAGGGTCGTGTGCTTAACCTGGTGAACGTGGACCTACTGGGTGAGGGGTACGACTGTCCAGCCGTGGCTGGGGTCATTATGCTGCGTCGCACGACCAGTTACAGCCTGTTCAAGCAGCAGTTCGGGCGGATGCTGCGACTCAGTGATGGTAAGCCATACGGGGTGCTGCTGGACCACGTAGGCAACACGAAGTACATGATGCAGACGTATGGTCTGAAGTACCCCCATGATGATCCTGAGTGGACACTCGACAACACCAACGATACCAAACCACGGGCGGATGATGGTGAGGACGATAACTCGCTGGAGACCATAGAGTGTCCAGCCTGTTCAGCATTCGGGGTGCTCGGGACAGAGCCTGACCCTGACGGGCTGAATCTGGTTTTCGTCAATGGGGTCTGTCCCGAGTGTGGTCATCGTGAGACCGACGAAGAGAAAGTCGCCAGGGTGAGAGAGATTAAGGTTCAGGCCGGGGAGCTGGAAGAGCAGAGCTTTGACCTCATTGATGAGTTACTGATGAAACGGGATGCTTTCTATCAGCCGGTAGCAGAGTTCTCGAAACACTTCTCGCCCTATGGGAACCAGATGGTAAAGCGAGCGGCGATAAATGGCCACGCTGTCCGTCAGTCGTCGCTGGACATTCTCCGGCACTGGATTCAGCGATGGTCACTCAGTCAATGGGAAACCACTGGTGAGTCCCCACGGATGGTTCAGATGACGTTTGAACTCGTGTTCGGGGTCAATATTCTCCGGGCTCAGGGGAGTTACACTGCGTCCCAGATGGACAAACTCACGACATCAATTCAACAACATATGAGAGAACACCATGGATATAAAACGGCTTCAAACTGACATGAAAAGACTTGGGTTTTACTTCGGCGCTGTCGATGGGATATGGGGAACCATGTCTGAGGGAGCGTACCGGGATTTCGTCGGTCTCACCGATGACACCAGTATGGTCTGGGGGTCGAAGGTATCACAGGCATTCCGGGATAAAGTCATCAACATCTGTGCCGGTCTGGGGGTTGACCCTGATGATCTTATGAGTTGTATTGCGTTCGAGAGTGCCGAAACCTTCCGGGCTGATATCCGTAATGCCGCTGGTTCCGGTGCTGTGGGGCTTATCCAGTTTATGCCGAGTACTGCTGTCGGGCTCGGGGTGACCTGTGACGAACTGGCGAGGATGACACCGGAGGCACAGCTCATCTATGTCGAGAAGTACTTCAAGTCTTACACCGGTCGGCTGAAGAACCTGGGTGATGTGTATATGGCTATCCTGTGGCCTGCCGGAATTGGTAAGACTGACGACTGGCAACTGTGGTGTGGTGATAGTCGGCCAACCACGTATCGCCAGAATTGTGGGCTAGATGGGAACCAGGACAGGGTTATCACCCGTGGTGAGGCTATTGCTAAGGTCATGCAGAAACGAGAGAAAGGTGAACAGTACCGGTGCTGATGGTATGGCCCCGTTAAGGGGCCTCTTCTTCAGTAATTTCTTCGACCTCTGTATACCGTCTGAATGCATCCATCAGCAGCTCGATACTATCCGCGCCATCCTCACTCTCCAAGAACCCGGTAACGTGGTCACAGTTGTCTATCAGGAGTTGCCGTTGTTCTTCGGTGAAGACCTGTGGTTCAGGCTGGTCAGTGATTCGGGCGAGTAGGCTGTCAAGAAAAATGTTAATCGGAGAGTAGCGTATGGATTGACCATCTGACTTACGTGAGTTAGACTTGCTGATGTGACTAGACCGGCCAGTCGAAAAGGTAGAACACGAACTACCCTGTCACATTCCTTCCTTTCGTGACACCTGTCGTGAGGTGCGATTATGCCAGCTAAGTTAACCACCCAAGAATTTATTGACCGTGCTCGCGCCGTCCATGGTGACAAGTATGGTTATGCCTTTTCTGTGTACTCAGGTAGTAAATCCAAACTAACCATTCACTGCCCTGACCATGGTTTCTTTCTCAAAACCCCAAATAAACATCTAAACGGGCAGGGTTGTCCTTCTTGTTCCGGGTTAACTAGATATAACAACAAATCTTTCGTTAAATCAGCTAGATTAGTTCACGGTGATGTCTATTGCTACAATGAGACAGATTATGTATCAAGTAAGATAAAAATAAAAATAAAATGTAAAATTCATGGTTCTTTCAATCAGTTGCCATCAGAGCATCTGTCAGGAAAAGGTTGTCCATCATGTGGAGTATCTCGGGTTTCTGATATCAATAGAACGAGTAAATCAAAATTTGTTACTGATTCAATTTCAATACACGGAAACAAATACGACTACTCTAATTCTAATTATATTAATACTCACGTAAAAATTAACATTTATTGTCATTCACACGGTAATTTTAGACAAACACCAAATAAACACCTGAGCGGACAAGGTTGCCCCGGTTGTGCTAAACACGGCTTTGATAGAACCAAGGCTGGTTTTCTCTATGTTCTCCGGTCCGGCTGCGGTCAATACATGAAAATAGGTATCACCAACAAACCTGACCAACGACATACACAACTATCAAGAACAACACCATTTTCATTCAAGCGAATCGAACTCATCGAAGGTCCAGGTGAACAGATAGCTAACCTCGAAAAAGAAATGTTATCCTGTTACCAATCGGCAGGGTTCGAAGAGACCTTTGGTGGGTCTACTGAGTGGTGTTGGTGGGATGAGTCAATAAGACTTAGACTTTTTTATAAACAGTGAGGTTAACGACATGGATTGGAAAGGTGTTGGTAATGCTGTAATAAAAGCAGGGGCTCCACTCTTGGGTGGGGCTCTTTTCGGTCCCGCTGGTTCGGTTATAGCAAGTATGATAGCCGGTCAATTCGGAGTGACTGAACCAACTCCTGGTAACGTTATCGCGGCCATCACCGGTGACCCTGATGCAGCGTTAAAGCTCAGAGAGATAGAAACCAGGCACACCGAAAGACTTATCGAATTAGAGAACCAACGGCTCAGTATCGAGACGGCTGATGTGCAGAATGCACGGGTGAATCACCAGCACCACTGGATGCCCGCAGCACTTACACTGGCACTGGCCGGAGTGTTCGGGGCAATCGTTGGTGCGCTGTTTATCTGGGCTGTGCCTGGTGAGAACAAAGACATGGTGACGTACATGGCAGGGCAGGTTTCAGGACTGCTGACGAGCTGTGTGATTTACTGGGTCGGTTCAACCAGGGCGAGTGCTAACAAAGACGTGATGCGTCGTTGATATAGAAGAAGCCCTCTTATGAGGGCTCAAACCTAAACGGAACAATCTATTAGGCACTGATTTGGCCGTATGTTTTCCAAACCGCAGCAGCGCCAGTACCTGCCGTTACACACACCGACCCTATGAATCCGGCTGCCACGGGGTTCGTATGCTCGATGATATCACCGACTGAGTGGGCCATTGATGCGCCGCTGGCATTGACTGCCACTCCACGGAAGCGGTTCGCCCCGTTGATGCGTTTAATCTCTGCACCCTTTAAATAAGCCGGGTTAGTGTTTGCCGTCCAGCTATTGCCATACCACTCAAGATTCTGGAGATTAGTCCCGAACACGCGAACTACGTCCAGCGTGTTTTTATCTCTCATATTTGTGATCTTCATTTTCGCTGAATCTACACTAATCTCCATTGGGCGGTAGAAACCGTCCAACAGAACATCATCGATTTCTGCTTCGATAGCTGCTGCGTTGTTGCAGATAAAACCAATGTCAGTCACCCCGGCGCCGATGTGCTTTGCCGTGCCGTGCTTGACCTTATTACCAGTACCATACAAGTTGCTGGCTACATTGACGACTTCCGCTTTGAATTCCTGTACGGAGCACCCGTTAGATATACCAGTTGGGCTAAACGTAACAAGGAACCTTCCGCCATACGCGCTTATATTTCTGACGTGGCTGTTTTCCGCAGAGAAGAATACTATTGCATCCGATGTCCCACCCGCACCAATTTCTTCAAACTGGTAGTTGGACACCAACACGTCTTTGCCGTGTATTACCAGACCATTTCGATTGGATAGTGTCTTGCAAAGCAGATTATTGATGATTATCTTGCTGTTAGCTCCAAACAGGTATACGTCTATTTTCCCAGCGGCAGTAGTTCCATTGCCCTCTGAAATAAGGTTATTCACGATAACGCTGTTATTTGGTTGGGTATCACCAACCTCTACGTAAAGCCGGAAGCCGTATTCTGTGTTCCCTTTAGTAATGATTGTGTCTGCAATGATGCCGTTTGATTGCCAAATCAGTACCCCTCGACCTCCCTCGCTTGTGGCTACGCCGGTATCTCCGTTGCCATTAGCTTCGATAAATCCAATGATGCCATTGTAGCAATTGGCACGGATGACCACTCCCATACCGTAGTTATTAGGCGTGACAATCTGATCCAGCATGAAGTCGTGGCAGCTGTTTAGCATCAGCGCGTCATTGCGCGACTTAGTGCCATACATTCCGACGACGCTGAAATTAGAGCACCCAGCTAGAACTACATGGCGCTGATTGCCATCGGTAAATGCAGTTCCTGAACCGAAGAAGCGGCCCCCGGCGATAGAAAAGTTACTGATGTTGTTGCCATAAAACGCCTGCAATGGAACGCTGTTATCTACATTGATTTGCAGCGAACTGCGGGGGAATACATAGTCAACATTGCTATGGAAAATCGCCTGCGATTTGACTGTCATCACACCGCTTGGCACTTTGACCACGCCACCATTTGGCAGTGACGCTGCATAGGCAGATGCCGCATTGAATGCTGGCACGTCATCATCGACACTATTCATCGGCGCATTAAATGGGGCATCCGTAATGCGAACTATCTGCTTCAGGATTGCACCGACGCTGCCCGGCTTCAGTGGAGCATTATGGCTAAATCCTAAGAGATTAGGACCTGCGATTCCAGCCAAATCAGTCCTAAGCGATGCGCCCTGAATCGATACCCAGCTCGGATTTCCAATCGGAGTCTCCCCAGCACCAATCGTATGTGGTAGTGTCCCGCTATATGCGTAAGCAACGCCAGTCGGCTCCCACAACACCACATCAGTGGCAGTGTTTACAACCAACCCAGTGTTGCTGAACCTTCCGATGAGGTCATACCCGGCATCAGCATACGTACGCCTAAGAGCTTCGAACACAATTATTTGAAGCTCTGGGTCAAATCGACTTATCCAAGCTCCAACAGCAATACCACCTGTTGTATTTGGGGTGCTAAGCGAGGGTACAACTTTAGGGAACGAACCTGACCAACCATATTCCTGACCGTCACCACCGTCTGCAACGTCCCACAGTAGCGTTTGCCGAGGGTTGGTTAATGTAGCACCGGTTGAAAACTTGCCAATTCTGGTGTAACCCATTCCTGCCAGTTGAGTGTCAAACTCCGAGTTCATGTCAGACATTACTTTGTTAAATGTAGGTCGAACCTGACCTGTCACACCATTAGTACTGGTTCCTTCACCTGTGCCCATCAGACGACCAAAATCGTCAGCATTGAGTTTGACCTTCTCAAGGTCAGAAATGCTGGGAATGTTCTCACAAGACATGTTAAATTTTCCTTCTTCTAAGATGGACTGCCGACATAACAACCAGCCACCAGATTAACGCAACAGTGCTGAAGTCCACAACGAGCCAACCGACTTGATAGTGAAATGGTGTGGTCGCACTGTGGTCAGACAACCCCCAGGTCAATTGCATGATGCCCATGGCGAGTAAGACAAATACTGCTCCTGCTGCTGGCCGGGGGTCTCGGTGAAGCCTACGTAAAATGCACATCAGACTCAGCGAATAACCGCTCGCCATCAGGGTCAATACAACGAGTATCCAAGTGGCAATCATAGCTACCTCAGTCTGTTAAAAATGTCTTGCGGGTTAGACAGCGTTTTTTTGAACCAGAGGTAAAGCTCCTGACCGAACCCACTGGCAATGCCGACATACGCCGCACGTTTCGTCCCTGACAGTATCTCCCCACTATCAGTAACATAGTCAAGGAGGTACAAGTTAGCTACGGAGCCAACGAACAACCCCAGCAGGATCGCCCGTATGACTCCGTGTATTGAGGCGTGTTGCTCATCGACCATACATCTCACGCCAACGGCGAGAATGGTGATAGCGATAGGCAGCCCCCATGATTCGATTATCATTATACCTCCCGAAATGTCTGGGAGAGTATACCGTCATAATATGTCGTAACTGTAGCTTTTTACTCGGACAGGGTGTCGATAGCAGCCTGAATAGCATCCCACTGTTCATGGGTGAATTCAGCCCTGACTGTGTTTTCGGTGAACTCGACATCAACACTGGATAGTAGAGTAACGACTGATTTACCTATAGCTGGTCGCCAGGCGCTGGTGTTTTTCCGGGTGGCTTTGCCGGTCGTGACTTTCTCCACAATAGCAATGACACCATCCTCGCCGGACTTACGGAAAATCTCCAGTGCGTAGTCAGCGGCGATCCGCTCGTGGTTAATATAATGCTTCACCACAGGGGTCAGCTCGTCCAGTGACAGATGGTGAGCCACGCTCGGGAGAGTGGTGCAGAATGCCTCAACCACCTCACCACGGGTCCACCCGAATTGGTTCACGAGTCGAGAGTAAGCGCCAGCCCGCTCCAGTGGTGTCAGGTTGCGACCCTGACTGGATGTGACCATCAGCTTAATC